AGAGGGTGAGGATGGCCTTACCGCCCGCCAGAAGCGCGAATGGACCGAGGCGATGCGCCGCACGATTGCGAAGAAGCACCGCCAGCAGAAAGAGGCTGAGGAATTAGCCGCCGCTGAATACAACCGCGGCAAATTGGCGGAGGAGCGTGCCGCGAAGCTCGAAGCGGAATTAGCCCGCATCAGGGAGGAATCGAAGCCTAAAGAGGTCCAAGAATCCAAAGCGCCCGAGCGCGCCAATTTCGCTTCCGATCAGGAATACCAGGATGCGCTGATCGATTACAAGGTCGATCAGAAGTTGAAGAAACAGGAAGCCGAGGCGCGCCAGAGAGCTGAGGATGCGGCCCAGGCTGAAATGCAGTCCCATGCGAAAGCCCGCATTGAGCGAGCAATCGAGCTCGTGCCCGATTTCAAAGAAGTCACCGAGTCGATTGACCGCGAAGTGCCCCCGCATGTGGCGACCTACATGCAATCCTCAGAACTCTTCGCAGAACTCGGCTATCACTTCGCGAAGCACCCGGAGGCGTTGGATAAATTGGCCGAATTCACCGAAGGATTAACCCCCGGAACGCCCCGATATTGGACAGGCGTCACGAAATCCCTAGTTGAAGTCGGCAAAATTGAGAGTAAGCTATCCCCATTCGCTCCCAAAGCGAAAGCTGATCCGGAACCTGAAAAGGCTTCCACCGACGGCGATAAGCCGAGTCCAGAGACGGGATCATCCCCGAGTAAGCCCCGCGTCACAGCGCCGATCATTCGGCCTCTGAGCACCGGCAGCGCGCCCCAAGTTGAGAAGTCGCCCGAGGATATGTCCGTCGCGGATCATCTGAAGGTCGTTCAGCGAAAGGCCGGCACGGCACTCTTGGCAAGGAAACGGCACTAAAGAAGCGGGAAAACTACTTCTCGCGTCGTTCGCTCTTTTTTAGGGGCGGCGGCTTAAGGTGCAGCGAAAATCGCCAATCAACTCCTAACGATCTCAATGATCACGAATCGAGCGTTACCCGTACTTGCCAACAAGTGCGTCCTCACCGACAAGTTCAATCGTCAGTATGACGAGGAATTCGGCAAAAAGGGTTCTAAAATCGGCGGCACTTGCAACATTCGCGTGCCGCCCCGTTACGTCGGCACCTTCGGCCCTGCGCTGAATGTCGAGCCCTCCGCCGAGCAGTATGTGCCGGTGTCGATCCTGTATCAGTATCACGTTGACATCCAGTTCAACACGATCAACATGCTCTTGGACATCGATGAGTTCGAGAGCCGCTTTATCCATCCGGCCTGTAAAGCGGTCGCCAATCGCCTAGACTCCGATGGCGCTTACTTTGCCTTCCAGAACACCGCCAATTTGGGCGGCACGTTTGGCACCCCTCCAACCTCCTATCTGTCCTTTGCACTCGCTCGAGCGGTGCTGGTGGCGGAGGGCATGGATGGGGAGATGGACCCGGTGACGGTGCTCCATCCGATCGCGCAAGCCTATATGGCCGATAGCTTAAAGGGGCTTTTTAACCCCCAAGCGCGCATCGCGAATGCCTATGAGACCGGCATGATCGCGAAGAAAACCGCGGGCTTCGATTGGTTTGAGGATTCGAACATCGCCGCCTATACGACCGGCGCATTGCCTGGCACCCCGGTATTGGCGGGAGCAACGTCCCCGACCGGGGGCACCGCGCTTTTATCCACCGGCTGGGCGCAAACCGGCACCTTCGAGATCTCCGGGATCACCGCCTCCACCGCCGCGTGCAAAGTCGGTGATGTGCTGCAAGTCTCGGGTGTCTACCCGGTGAATCCGCAGAACCGCAATCAGTACAGCAATACGTTGAAGCAATTCGTCGTGCTGCCCCCTGCGGGCTATGCCCAGGTCTCAGGCGTTGCCACCACCGGAGGCCCGCAGTTCGCGCCCGCGACTTTGAATCACGGCACCTTTACCGCGACCGGCACGAACGCAGGGCTTTACACCGCGAACGGCTCGGGACTCCTCACAGTCACGGTCGGAGAGTGTTTGATCTACGGGGGGCAGTTTCAAAACTCAAGTGCAGCTCCGGTCTCCCCGTACACCGTCACGATCAACGGCGGGGCAGCCTCCTCGACCGTATCGACGCAGCACCTGGCGTTTGCCAGGGATGCCTATGCGTTGGCGATGGTGGACTTGCCGCTGCCGCGAACGGCGGTGGAGGCGTCTCGTGCGTACGATGAGGATTTGGGCATGTCGATTCGCGTCGCGACGCAGTACACCATCAACAATGATGCGGAGCCCACCCGCATGGACATCGCCTACGGGTATGCGAGTCTTTATCGCTCCTTGGGCTATCGGATCGCTGGATAGGAATCACACATGGCAAACCCTTCAGTCACGAATGTCACCGGCTCGAATCCGGGCCCCAATGTCGATGCGCTTCCCGATACGGTGCAGATGCCGACGGGCAACGTATGGAAAATGGGCGTCTTCTCCCTCACCCTCTCGCCCGCATCGGTGGCGGCGAATACTTCCGCAGAGCAAACCTTCGCCTCCACCGGCATCGGGCTTCTAACCACCGATGTGGTATTCATCAATAAGCCGACCTTGCAACCGGGTTTAGGGGTGGTCAATGTGCGCGTGAGCGCTTCCGATACGCTCGCGATCTCCTTCGGCAACTTCACCGGCACGGCCATCACGCCGACGAGCTCTCAGGTGTACACCTTAGGGGTTCTTCGAGTGCAGCCGAACTGGACGGCGCCTGCCACGGGCAATCAGATCGACTGGTAGCGTATATGCCTGAGAACGGCAGCCATAAACGTAAGGTGCTGTTCGCAACGCCGAGTTACGACACGACCTTATCGGTTGATTACACGCTCGCGATGACGGGAACCGCGATCTTGTTGACCCAAATGGGCTACGAGATGGATGTGATGACCGAGGTCGGGAATTGCTTTTTAGGGATGGTGCGAAACAAGATCGCGCAAGCCTTTTTAGCCTCTCCGGCGGATGATTTATTTTTCATTGATGCCGATGTGGGGTGGGACCCCAAGGTGATCCCGCGCATTCTCGCGCATCCGGCCGAGATCGTGGCAGGACTCGTGCCTAAGCGCGATATCGAATCGGACTCGACCTATCACCAAAACGCCTTGACCGGGGTGATCAAGGACAAGCTCTTCGAGTCCTTGGAAGCCCCCACCGCGTTCATGCGCATCAAGCGCAGCGCCTTTGCCAAGATCGAGAAACCTTTCTTTCGCGCCGAATCCTCACCCGATGCGTATGGGGAGGATATTTATTTCTCGCGAAAATGGTGTGCCGCGGGTGAGCGGTTTTGGATCGATCCGGATATCAATTTCACGCACCGAGGACCTTATGCGTGGCGCGGTAATTTCTACGACCATGCAGTGAGCAGCGGCCTGCTCGTCAAAGGAGAGTAAATGTCCAACAATCCATCAACTTTAGCGCGCGGCAACATCATCAATCAGTGGACGATCGCGGTGACGTTATCCCCGGTCTCGGTGGCCGCCGGCACCAATACAGAGAAAACCTTTACCATCTCCGGGCTTCGCTTAGGGGATTTCATCTGGGTCAACAAACCCACAACGCAAACCGGTTTGCAGTTGGGAGGCTGCCGGGTGCAGGCGAAAGACACTCTGGCGATCAACTTCGCGAACTCGACCGGTTCTCCCATCACCCCGACGGCGAGTGAGGTATATACGATTTTCGTCGCGCGGCCCGATAACTTGACCAGTGGGAACGTCGCCTTACTCTCGACGCTGTTCTAAGTGCTTGCCGCGCATGTTTCGCTCCTCACGAACGCCAACGCTTCCAGTGGGCAAACTTTCTGGATGGGCGGCATGGGGATTTTCAGCGTCGTCGGCACTTTCGGCGGCGCGACGGTCAGTTTGCAATTCTTAGGTCCCGATGGCGCCACGCTCGTCACGGCGGGAGGCAATACGACGTTGACCGCCCCAGGCGCCGGCGTTTTCTATCTTCCTCCTTGCCAAATCCAAGCGACTGTCACAGGCGGCTCTCCGTCCGCCCTGTACGCCGCAGCAGACCGGGTACCGCAATGAAAAAACTTCGATGGCTTGCATTGGCCCTCCTTGCGGGAGGGTCGGTCGCGGACGTTACGGGCCCGACGACGGGCACGTTTCCGACCAACATCTCTGCCCCGACCAATGGGCAATGTATTACCTATTCGAGTTCGCAAAGCGTTTGGATCAATGGCAGTTGTGGCGGCGGGGGAACCGGAACGGTCACATCGGTGGGACTCGCGGATGGCTCAACAGCGCCTATTTTCACCATCAGCGGCACGCCAGTTACCGCGAGTGGGACCTTAACTGAAACCTTAAGCACCGAAAGCGCGAATGCAATCTTCGCGGGGCCTACAAGTGGGGGAGCTGCGCAGCCGACGTTTCGTTCCCTGGTGGTCGCCGACGTTCCGACTCTCAACCAAAACACCACCGGAACGGCCGCCAACCTAAGCGGTACGCCGACGGTGCCAAATGGCACTGCGGCGACCACGCAGGC